AAATCGTGCCGACCACGCCCCGCGGCGCCCCGCCGATCGAGCAAAAGGTGCCGACCCAGAACATTCGCTCGTTCCGCACGCCGCGCATCGCGGTTGGCGACACGATCACCGCGAGCGAATTGCAGGGGATCCTTGCCCGCTCGGTCTTCACCGGCACCAATACCAACGTGATGATGGCCGATCTCCAATCGGAAATGGCTTATCGCCTCGACGGTCCGATCGGGTTGCAGGTGAAGCAGGAGACGACCAAGGAGCGGATGCGCCTGGGCGCGATCTCCGGGATCGTGCTCGATGCCGACGGGTCGACGCTCTACAACTGGCCGACCGAGTTCGGCGTGTCGCTGCCGACCGAAATCGCGCTCGACCTCAACCACGCTGCCCCGACGCCTGGCGCTCTCTCCAACCAGCTGCGCGCCTTGCACCGAAGCATCCTGCGCGCGGCGAAGGCGGGCAACATCGGCAGCATCAAGGTGATTGCGCTCTGCGGCGACGCCTTTTTCGATGCCTTCGTCAATCACCCGGACGTCATCACCGCCTACACCTTCTTCAACAATGGGGCGTTGGCGCGATTGCAGTCCGGCAGCCCCGATGTCGAGGCGTTCTCGATGTTCCCGTTCGCGCAAATCGACTGGTACAACTACCGCGGCACGGATGACAATTCGACGATCGCGATCGCCTCCGATAAGGCGAAGTTTATCCCGGTCGGCATCCCTGGTCTGTTCCAGGAGGTTTTGGCCCCGGCCGAGACTTTCGATTTCATCAACACCCCGGGTCTTCCGGTCTACGCGATGGTCATCCCGGATCGCGACCGCAACCAGTTCGTGCGGCTGGAAACCTATTCCTACCCGATGTACATGGCGACCCGGCCGGAAGTGCTGTTCTCGGCTCGCCAGGGCACCTGATAACCCCGAGGGAGTGGAGGCCGGCACGCGCGCCCTTGCGCAATGGTGCCGGCTTCTCGGGACCTTTCAACCGGAGGACAAAGCCATGCCCGACGACGATCAGATCCGAGAAGACGCCAGGCACCATCCAGCCGCCATCGTACTGAAAGAGGGCGGGGTCCCGCCGTTCCCCGCCAGCGCTCATGTCGAGGGGCTGGCTGAGGGCGACAAGGCCAGCATCGCCGAGGCTGCCTGGAAACAGGCCTTCGGCAGCATCGCGGCGTTCGAGCAGATGTGCGCTGAACACGCCAGGCGCGAGATCGATCTTTTGACCGGCAAGACTCCTGCCGAGCTTGCGGACGAGCGGCGCGCACCGGCCCCGCTGACCGCCGATGAGGAGGCGCGCCGGGTTGAGCTCTCCGCGACGCCGAACCGCTCGCCGGCGCAGGAGGCCGAACGCACCGCGCTGCAGGCGAGGGTGGTCGCCGCGGAGGGCGCCGCCGGCGTATGATCTCGTGGACGATTGGAGCGATATTCTGCTCGGGCCCTGCTATGACGAATTCGCTCGCCCGGCGGTTCTGACGCTGGTCGCCGGCGCTTTCGACATCGCCGCGATCGACGACACCGCCGGCGTCCTCCTGCCCGCCGGCGGCATCGGCATCGAAACCCTGAGCCCGGTCGCTCGGGTGCGCGCCGCCGATCTTCTTGGGCTCGGCGTCACCATGGCGCAGCTCGACAACCAGGCCCTCGCGCTCAACGGCAAGAATTGGACGATCACCGCCCATCGCATGAAACCCAGCCCGTCCGGCGAAAGTGATGGCGAGGTGATTCTGCTCCTCGAAAGAGCGAGCCTCATCGCGGCAATCGGCATGGCAGCCGGCGTCGCGTCAGACCTGGGCATCGGAGCGTCCGTCTGATGCTCGACCGGCGCGAAGCCATCCTCGCCCAGCTCGAGGTGATCTTCGGCACCCTCGGCGCTTCGGTCGGCCGCAATCGCGGCCCGAACAGCGAAGACGCGCTCCCGGCGATCATCCTGCACGATGGGGTCGAGCAAGCCGAAGACCTGCACGGCGCGCCGCGCGGCTCGGTTGTCGACATGGTGAAGATGGAGCCGCAGATTTTCGTCCTGGTCACCGGCCCGGCGAAAGCGATCGGGACGACGATAAACGCCCTGCGGGCCTCGTTGCTTCATGCCGTGCTGACCGACGCCACCCTCAAGGCCGCGATCACCAGCAACGGCCAGATCCGCTATGTCGGCTGCACGCTCACGACCGAGGCCGGCGAGGGCCGGGAAGCCGACATGGAAATAAAATTGAGCTTCCAATACCCGTTCCTAATTTCTGAACTGCAGTAGGAGCCCGGGAAAATGACCTACCCGCATACCAACACCAATCCGAATGCCGATCTCGGCTACATGGGGACCGGCATCATGAAGTGGAAACCGACGGGGGCCGGCTCCTATCGCGATCTTGGCGAGGTCCAGCTCTTCGAATACACGCCGACTGTCGTAAAGCTCGACCGCTGGGGCCACCGGACCGGCATGAGAAGCAAGGTCCAGACCGTCGTCACCGAGCTCAACGCCAGCTTCAAGTGTGTGATGCAGGAATGGAGCGCCTCAAACCTGGTGCTGCCGCTGCTCGGCCTCGAAAACGATTCCGGATCCGCCTTCTCGCTGAGCACCACCGCCAACATTTACAATGGTCTCCCCACGCTTGACACGCTAGCCAGCGTCGCGGGCATGGTAGCGGGCGAGACCTATGCCATCGCGGGCACCGGGATCCCGGCCGCGACGACCTTTCTCTATACCGGGGCGCCGAACGACGATTTTCTCATGAACCAGAATGCCACCGCGACAACGGTGGGGCTCGCCGTCACGATCACCAGGGCGGCAGCAGCGCAAATCGAAATCGACTTCTTCGGGACACCCCAGATGACCGGCGCTCTGCGCTTCATCGGAATGAACGCCGTCGGCCCGCGAGTGCAGGTTGACATGCTCAATGTGACGATCGTCCCCAGCACTGCGATCCAGTTCCTCAGCGAGGGCTCCGCCTTTGGGCTGCTGGAATTCGGCGGCGACGTAAACCTGGACGTCAACGGCAAATTTGCCACGCTGCTCTGGGACATCACGGCTGAGGTGCCATGACCGGCCTACGCGACATAGCCCCGCTTTCCGAAAAGGTGGCAATCCGCGACTTCGAGCTCGAACTGCGCGGCCTCGATGTCGGCGACATTGCTTATTTGCTGCAGCGCTTCCCCACGCTCCGCAAGACCTTTGGGGATTGGACCGGGCCCGATTTCAACGCGCAGGCGGTGGCAGCGCTCGGCAACGAGATCGTTGGCGTTTTGATCGCCTGCGCGAGCGGTGGACAGGGCGACGAGGCTGAGGAGAAAGGTGCGGCCGCGCTTTCACTTGGAGAAAAGCTCGACGTGATCGAGGTCATCATGCGCCTGACGGCGCCAGGCGGTGTTGTCCCTTTCGCCGAAAAGCTCAGCCGAATGGTGGCGGGGGCCGCCGTCGCCGAATTTGGCAGGGCGCTGGGTACGAGCTCGCAGCCGCAGTTGAGGAGCTGATCAGCCTGGGGCACCCTGCCGCGGCGGTATGGAAGTACACGCCGCGCCAGCTGCAGGCCTTCCTCTTCCTGGCAGGGCGGCGCCGGCGGCGGGAAATCGCGGAAGCCTTGTCGCTGCACACGATGGCGGCGCGCGGCGACCCGGTCGAGATCAAAAAGCGGTTGAGGGAGCTCGATGACCAATGACCTTGCGGCTCCTCTATAGCGCAGTCACCGGGCAGTGGGATGCCGCCATGAAGGGCATCTATGCGCCGATGGCTCGGGCCTCCTCGGCGGCGATCCGCGACGCCGGAGACCTGGTGAAGCGCGAGGGGCGCGGGGCGATCGCCTCTGCCGGGTTCGGCCCGAAATGGCAGAACGCGCTAAGGGTCAACATCTACCCGCCGAAAACCCCGAGCGTCGACGCAGCGGCGTGGATCTTCCACAAGATCCCCTATGCCGGGGTGTTCGAGCACGGCGCGACGATCCCCGGCAGCCCGCTCCTCTGGATCCCCTTGTCGGGGACCCCCGCGAAGATCGGCTCGCAGCGGATGACGCCGCGCAACTACATCGCGTCGATCGGGCCGTTGCAGATTGTGCGCCCGCCCGGCAGGGCGCCGCTGCTGGTCGGCTTCATCCAGGGCGGCGTGCGCGGCACCGGCAAGATCACCGTCGCCAAGCTGCGACGAGGCACGCGGGCCCAACGCCTGCCGGGCAAGCACCCCGGCCTGGTATCGGTGCCGATCTTCGTCGGCGTGGAGACGGTCACCTTGCACAAGCGCTTTGACCTGGTGCCGATCTTCGAGCGTGCCCGCCAGGGGCTCGGGCAGAGCTATCTGACCCATATCGCCCAAGAGAACGGCTGATGGCGCAGGGCAGCGGCCGGGACACCATAAGCCAGCGCATCGCGCTTGAAGGCGGTGCCGAGGTCAAGCAGCAGCTGCAGGACCTCGGCAAGACCGGCGAAGCGGCTTTCAAGCAGATCCAGGATGCGACCGCTACCTCGACCGGGGGCCTGTCGCGTCTCGGGTCAGCCTTCACCGGGATCTTCGCCAGCTTCCGATCGGCCGGCGCGGCCTTTGCGCCGGTCGCTGAGGCGGTCGGTGTCATGCACCAGCGCTTCAATCAGTTCGGTGCGGAACTCGCCCTAGTCGCCGACAGCATCCTGCCGCACTTCCGGGAGGTCTTCGCGCTCGGGATAGCCGGCGCCGTCGTTGGGCTCGAACGCCTGGTCGTCTCCTCGGCCAACAGCGTGCGCGAGACGCAGAACCTCGCGGCTGCGATCGGCCTCAGCCTCAAGGATTTCGAGGCGCTGAGCCTGGTCGCAGACAAGGCCGGCGTCGAGCACGACAAGCTGGGCACCCTGATGGCGCGCTTCTCGGTGGCCCTCGGCAAGGCTCGCGAGGAACAGATCAAGCTATCCGGCGCGATCGTCGGCGGAGACGGGGTCTTGAGGGGCGGCGTCAATACCTACAACGCTGCCGCCGGCGCGGTGGCCCTGCTGCGCGGCGGGATGACAGACCTCAAGACCAGCAGCTCGGGTCTGGTCGATATTTTGCGCGGCGGGTTGAAGCCGGTCCAGGATTTCGCCAAGCCATTCGAGGCGCTGCGGATCAACGTCAAGAACTTCGCCGACACCCTGGACGGCAACAGGTTGATCATGATCGAGGCGGCCAAGCGCATTGACGCGATGGGCGTTTCGAGCGTCAAGAGCGCGATCGCCATGCAGCTCTTCGGCCGCGGCTGGCGCGAGATCGTCCCGGTCTTCAAAGACCTCGGGGCCAGCATGGCGGCCGCCAACGGTGAGATCGAAAAGCTCGGGATCGGCATCAGTCCGCAGGAAGCCGTGAACGCCCGCAATTTCAATGCCGCCTATGCCGAGCTCGGCACGGTCATCAGCCGCACAAGTGAAATCATCGGCAACATGATCGGGGGCGCCCTGGCGCCGGCGATGCAGACGTTCAAGGATCTGATCGGCGCGAACATCGGGACGCTGCTGGGCTGGGGCAATACCGTTGCCAACACGCTCGCCAGCGTTGTCAACGACTTCGTGAAGATGGCCCAAGGGGTCGACGACGCGAAGATCGAAAACCAATCGCTGATCGGCTTCCGCGACTTCCTGTTCACTGTGGCGAGAGGGGTCAAAGACGCCTTCGATCAGACGATGCGGGTGCTCGGCGAGGTGGCCGATACGATCAATGCGATTTTCGGGACGCATCTGACCGGGCCGATCCTCCTGGGCATCATCGTGGTGGAGAAGTTCACCGGATCGCTCGGGCTTCTACTGGCCGGGATGAGGCTGGTCTGGGCCGCCGGGGTCGCGGTTGGGGAGACCGTAGCCTGGCTCGCGACACGTTTCACAGTGCTGGGCCTGGCCGAGGCCGGCGCCGCGCTCCCCCTCACCGTGCTCATCGGGGTCATCGCGGCTTTTGCTGCCGCGATCCTCTTGCTGTTCGGCCCGATGGATCAGGTGTCGGCGCTGATCCGCAAGGTGTTCGGCGATGATGCTGCTGTCGCCTTCGACGCCTTCGTCGCCAATTTCCGAGCGGCCGGGCAGCAGCTTTGGGACAATTTCAAGGGGCTGCTCGACTCGATACGCAACATTTGGATCGCCGGATGGACGGCGCTGGGGACCTGGTTCGAGGGCCAGATCGCCAAGATTGTCGGGTTTTTCGCCCCGCTCATGGTTGCGATCAACTTGGCGATTTCCGCCTGGAACACGCTCGCGGGCCTCAAGGTCCCCGGCGGGGGCGATGTCTCCGGTTCGACGGCCGGCGGTTTTGCCGGCGGCGGTCGCATCGCGGGTCCGAGCGGCATCGATCGGGTGCCGATCTGGACAACCGCCGGCGAGTTCGTCACGCGCGTCGCCGCGGTGCGCCATTATGGCCTCGACTTCATGCAGAGGATCAACACGCTGCAGCTGCCGAAATTCGACATGGGCGGCCTGGTGGGCGCGCTGACAAACATTGGCAGCCCGATGCCGCGCTTCGCCGACGGCGGCCTTGTCGCGGCGACCAATGCCGGCGGCCGCGTCGCGGTCGATCTCACGATCAACGGCGAGACCTTCGCCGATATGCTGGCGCCGGCGCACGTCGCCAAGAAGTTCGTCGCCTATGCGAAGGGTGACATCCTGCGCAGCGCCGGCAAGAAACCCAGCTGGTCGACGGGCTGAGCGATGGCCGGCGAAACGCTGCTCGTCATCAGCGTGATCGGGGTGCCGCCCTATAGCGCGCGTGGGCTTACACAGACGCTTGAGCCGATTGCCGCCTCGATCAATCAGCGTCGCAACGTCAACGGCGATTTGGTCAACGTCGCCCCGGCGCAATTCAAAAAATACAAGTCGAAGATCACCTGCAGCGATACCGCGGCGCCGGCGTTCGACGGGCTCTTCCCGGGGCAGCTCGTCACGGTCGATTGTGTGAAGGAGCTCGCCTATACGACCATCGGCGGCACGCCGCAGCGCACCGTTGTCCCCGGGAGTTCTTATGTCGAGGGCATCTTCACGTACTATAGGCCGCGGCTCAGCATGATGGTGATCAGCTTCACAGATAGCCAGGGCGAATACGACGCGATTGACGCCTGGAGTGCGGACCTCGAGGAGGTCTGAGGGTTGCCGAGCCAGCTCCATAACAAGCTGCGTGCCGCATATCGCTACAGCTCAGGCAGGGCGCGGCGCGAGATCGCCCGGCAGATCAGCGATTTGGTGCAGGGCGTTCGCGAGTGTGCCGGCAGATCGTCGGGTTATGTCCGTGCGGCGGCAGCCTCAGAGCCCCATAGAAGCCCGCAGGCGAGCGAAAGCCCGGCCCCCTCCGACGGGGCGTCAAACCGCGGACCCGCCATCAGCGCCCCAGCGCAGCCGGCGCCAGGGGCAACGGGCCCGGTAGCGGCGGGTCATGCCTGGTGGGCGCAGGAAGGCCGGCTCGACCGGCTGCATGATCTCTGGGAGATAGAGGGGCTGACGGCGTCGGCCTGCGCCGCGCAGCTCGGGTGCACCAAGAACGCGGTCATCGGCATGGTGCAGCGTCACCCGGCATTATCTCAGCGCCGCCCGTCGGCCGCGGCAGCCCTACCGGCCCGAGTGGCCGCCCTCGACGGGCTGGGCCCGAACGATTGCCGCTGGCCGCATGGTTACTATGGCGAGCCGGACTTCCACTTCTGCTGCGCGACGATTGCGCCGGGCCGCCCCTATTGTTTGGCGCATGTGGCCATCGCCTATATCAAGCTGGCGCCGGGGCGGGGCTGGACTGACGAACGCCGCGAAAAGATGGCGGCGCTGCTCAAAAAGCGCGGCTCGATGCCAATGCGCGGCGGCAGCGGGTCGAATTAAATGGCCGGTCCCTGGTTTTTCGCATGGACCGGCGGCGCTCCGCTCCCCGCGGTCAATCTCGACACGACCGGCGATATTTGGAGCGGGACTTTCCTGACGACCGCGATCGTATGGGGCGGCCAGCTGCGCACCACCGGCGAGGTGCTGGCGGGCGGGCGCACGCTCGCGAACCTGCTCAGCAGGACAGGGCTCGTCTCGGGCGGCGTCTATACGATCAAGGGGGGCGGGATACCGAGCATCATCGGGGGCTATAGCGCCGATACGACGCTCACCTATGACGGCGCCGGGGGCGGAACACTGAGCCAGGCCTGTGTGCCGGGGGCGGGCATCTCGCTGACCCTGACGAGCGCCGCGGGGCAAACTACGGTCCTCCTCGATGAATTTGGGCCTCTCGTGAACGGCGCGACCTATGACATCGCAGGCAGCGGCATCCCTTCCGGAACCACTTTCGTTTTTGGGGGCGCCGCGGCGGTGACGCTCAGCACGCCGGCGACGGCGACGGGCGATGTATCGGTGACGATCACCAGCTTGGTTGGCATCGCCGTGATCCGCAATCTGGCGAGTACGACGGGGCTCGTATCGGGGCTCACCTATGAGGTATTCGGGCTCGGTCTGCCGGCCGGGGCGCAGGCGACCTATAGCGGCGGTGGCGAGCTGGCTCTGCTCGTCAAACCGACCAAGACCGGCCTGACCGTGCCGATCAACATCAGCAAGGGGAAAACCTACCCCGACGGGGGCGCCTTCAATTCCTCGGTGCACGAGGTCTTCGACGAGGACGTATTCTCGGTCGAGATTACTCATACGGAGGGCGGCTTCGCGGCGCTCACCCTAGAGGTCAAGAACCCGCGCATCGGGCTCCTGGCCGCCGGCCGCAATCTTTGGTGCTGGCTGTCATGGCGCAATGCCCTGGGGACCGTGGTTCCCCTCTTTCATGGCCGGCTCGTCGGGGTCCCGGCGGACCTGCAAAACGAGATCGTCAAGCTGCTATTCGTGGCGCGCCCCAACGATTTCGTCGCGCAGAAGGTCGTCGCCGCCGCGGCGCTGCGCGTCCTGCCCTATTGGGATCCGGTCTGGCTGATCGACAAGATCGAGGACCCCGACACGGTACTCGAAACCTACACTAGCCTTTGGCATATCGACCCGACGACGCTGCTCGTGACTACCTCCGATATCCTCCAAGGCGAAGACGGCACTATCGACGTCGCCGAGAGCGAGCATTTCTACGACGCGATGACGGTCAGCTATGGCTCGGCCCCGCTGCGTCAGGTCAACGTGACCGCAACCGTCACCTGGACTCAATCCGGCACCGGCGATGTTGATTTGACGACGGCCCTGGTAAAGAAGTTCCAGGACGCCGGTTCTCCATATGCCTGGCCGAAGATTTCGAGCTATACGGCCGACGGGCTCCTCACCGCGTGGCCGATCCCGCTGGTTGGGCTCGGGGGCGGCTGGACGATCGGGGACGCGACCATTGCTTCGCTCGGGGCATTGTCGAAGGATCTCTCGGTTAAGTACACGGACAAAACCGGCACCGAGACCTACACATTAAAGGGCGGCACCACCGCGCTTCCCAACGTCATCGATAACGGCCTTACATTGACCGCCGATTGGAAAAACTTCGACGTGGTTTTCACCTTGGGGTCGCTCAACATCAATTTGACGGTGCACTATGAGGCCTCGCGTAAGCGCAGCGAGATCGCGAGTTTCATCGTCAAAGCCGAGGTGCAGTCGCTGCTGAGCGATCCACTGACCTCCGACGAGGAATCGATCTCGCTGAGTTCCGCTTTCGTCGAGCTGGGCGTCGATGACGACGGCGAGATCCCGCTCGGCGATCTCCGATCCAACAGCTATTTCCCGACCGATCGCGGGCAACAGAGCCTTCAATACGTGATGCTGCTGGCGGGGGCGAAGCTCTTGGCGCGGGCGCGCGCGGTAGACATCACGTTCGCGACCACCTGGGACAAGCTGGCCGGCGCGATAACCTGCCGCAAGAACGTCACATTGCATGACGCGCGACTGCCGGGCGGAACGGCGACCGGCAAGGTGAAGTCATATCGCCTGGCCGCCGGAGACACGGCCGGTTCGATCATCGCCGAAGTGACGATCGGCTGCACGATCGGCTATGGCGATACGATCACGCCGGCGGCCGGGGTCGACAGCTATGCCGACACCTATTCAACCGGGTACGATGAGGCGATCGGCTCGCAAGTATCGGTGATCGCCGGGAAGCTCGTATATCAGAGCCTCGACGGGGCCTATGTGATCGATGATGATGGCGTCGATCTTTTCAACATGACGGCAGATACGATCGTTACCGATATTCTGGTGGTCGGCGGCCCCGATGACCAGGAGGCGGCGATCAATGATGCGCTGAAATCGTCAGGCAATTCCGCCGTCGAATTTGGTGCCCTGTACGTCGGCGACGTAAGCCGCCGCCGTCACGGCGACGGCGCGATCACCGGGATAACCGCGACCGCCGCCGCAGCGACCGGGAGCTATCAGGTACAGATCATTGCGGGGAGTCGTTTCACCGTCACCAGTCCGGCGGGCCTGGTGATCGGCCGTGGGACGCTGGGAACGGCCTTCAAGGCCGGCGGCCTCGCCTTCACGCTGGCACAGGGGGTCAGTGTGCCGTTTGTCGTGGGCGATTCGATCTCCATCACAGTGACAAAGAAGGCCGCCGGCGCCATTGGGCTCGTCCCCGATCCGATCGGGGCGCTCAGCGCACTGCCGACGCAGATCACCCTCGACCTGGTGCCGGTGACCGGCGGCGATTTCGAGAGCGACTACACGCTCAAGGTTCTGCCGCTCACGATCCCCAAAACGATCGATCTGGAGCATGTGTGATGACGCTGGAGGTCCTGCGCTCGTTTGAGAGCCCGCGGGTCGCTCCGACGACCAGGATAGTCGCCTCGTCAACGAAGGTGGTGGCGCAGACCTCGACCCTGACCTGGGGCGCGGCAGGGGTTCTGCCGATCGCAGTCGCCGACATCAAGGCCGGGTCGGCAAGCATTAAGGTCGATGCGGCGAGCGTCAACAAGGAGGCCTACCGGACCACCGAATCCGTGAGGATCGAAAACCCCGACAATTCGAGCGACTTCGTCATGGTCGACCGCATCAAAACAATCGGCTTCAAAAAGACGAAAGCCGAGACCATCCAAAGCTCCACCGTCGACAAGACCACCGGGGTCACGACGACCACGAGCGGCACTTTGCCGACCACCAGCGATTACGAGCTGACCAATGTCTGACCCCGAGGGCAGCGTCGCCAGGCCGGTCAGCCTCGACCCCTATCAGAACATTACGTCGGTGGGCTGGGGAAAAAATGTTTCGGCGCTGCGAACGGGATTGGGTCCTCCTGAACAGACCGTCTATGGGATATCGGCGACCGGCGAACACATCACCATAACAGTTGCGCAATTTAATGACGAAGGAGCGGTATATGTGTTTGATTGGAGTCTCTACGCTTCTGTAGTTGTTACTGCTCCTGGATCGGGGAATGCGGAACTATTTAAGGGGCCGGTCATAGTCTCGGACCCTGTGCCTCCCGCACTCTATGGAGGGGTGGATCTTTCGGGCGTCACCCTCTTTGTGCCCTACGCCATTCACGCAAGCCCATATACGATCAATCGCAGGGGGTTCGTCTTATGACGGTCGCGATCACCCTACGCGCCGGGCTCGGCCGCAATCTGACCGCGGCCGAGGTCGACGCCAACTTCACGAACCTCAAAGTAGCCGTCGAGACGCTGCAGACGGATCGGCCGCTGCCCAACGGCATAGAATCGGTGCAGCTGGTCGGCTCGAAGCTGAGCTTCACAATGGACGACGGCACGGTGCTCGGCCCGCTGACGGTGCCCGCTCTCATGTTCCGCTGGCGTGGCGAATGGGCGCCCTTCACCATTTACAGCACGCTCGACACCTTCACGGTTGCGGGCCTCGGCATCTATACGGTGTTGCTCGATCATTCGGCTGGCGATGTCTTCGACGCCGCGATTATGGTGGGGGGCGTCGCGGCCCTTCAGAAGCTGTTCGGGATGACCGCGACGACCGGCGATACGATCTACGATGTCGGATTCTTCTACCAGGATCATTTGTCGGCGAGTGTCAGCGACAGGCTTTTCGGGTTCGCGACGCCGCGTTCGATTACTATTCCGATAGCCGCGGCGCATCAGGCATATCTCGATGAAGCGCCGACGGTCGCCGCGCAAGTCATGCCGGTCTACTGGAACGGCGTGCAGATCGGACATATCGATTTTGCAATAGGGGCGCAGACCGGGACGGTAACAATCACCGCGGCGAGCACCCTGGCAATCGGGGATCGTCTTGAAGTCGGGGTGCCGGCCCTCTCAGATCCCACAGCACAAGGCCTCTCGGTGATATTCGCCGCGCAGAGGGTCCTTTGATTTGCTCAGCTTCACCATCATCAGCGGCGCGGTTTCCAAATCGGGCAAAGCGGCCGGGACTTCGACGGCGATCGCCGTGGGGGCCGACGTCTCGCCCGGCGCCGCGATCGGCGCCGCGATCGGCACCTCGACGGCGCTCGGCGTAGCCGGCCCGGTCGTAGCAATAGGCCTGGTCGCGGCCATTTCGACGGCAACGGGCGTCGGCGCTGATGGGACAGCTGGCGCGGCGGTGGGGGCCGCGTCAGGCGTCGGGACGGTCGCTGCCATCGGCATAGGCATAGCTGCGGCCACAGGCCTTTCAGCGGGGCTCGCGAGCGCTCTGGGTGCCGGCCGGGGGCCGGTGGCATCCGCAGGCGCCTCGGCCGGGAGCAGCACCGTAACCGGCAACAGCACTCTCGAGGCGGCGATCGGGGCCGCAACCGGGGCTGCTGCGGCTGCGGCGATAGGGGTAGCCATCACCGTCGATGATGACGCGGTTATCGCTTCGGCGGCGATCGCCGAAGTACCTGCATAGGAAAGGGATACGATGTTCAAGCTCGCGCCAAGGGTTCGCGAAACCACCGCGACCACCGGCACCGGGACGCTCAGCCTGGCCGGCGCGACGCCCGGGATGCAGACCTTTGTGGCCGGCATCGGCACCACGAACACGACGCGCTATTGCGTTGTCTCTGGCAACGGCACCGATTGGGAAATCGGGATCGGGACGGTCACAGCCGGATCTCCCGCCACGCTTTCGCGCACCACTATTCTCGCATCGACCAACAGCAATGCGGCGATTGCCCTTACCGGAACCAGCCGTGTTTTCTGCTGCCTCGATCCATTCGGAAATCTCTCTGGGCTGACCGATGTCGCGATCACCTCGCCAGCCGACAACCATGTTTTGCGTTACAAAAACGCCGACGCGCAATGGGAGAATGAGTCTCTCAGCGCGTTGCTCGATGCGGTGTTCAGCAGCGCGCAAGGCGCGTTGCTTTATCGCGGGGCATCGGTTTGGACTGCACTGCCGGGGCCGACCGGCACCGACATAGTTCTGACGGGCGACACTGGCGGGAACCCGATTTGGGAGACTCTGACCAGCATCCTCGACACGATCATCAGCTCAACCGAAGGCGCTATCCTTCAGCGCGGCCCGAGTTTTTGGCAAACGCTTGCGCCCGGAACGGCGGGG